CATAAAGTGTCAGATTTCCTCTCTCAGAGTCAGCAGAGAATAATACATTGTCAACTGTTGCAGTTACTCCAGAGGTTTGTCCTGTGATCGTAGATCCTATTAGTTGACTTGCATACGCTTCAACAGGAACTCCTTGGAATGTGCTTGATAACTGTACTGCATAATATAACTGCGAATATCCAGTATTTCCTGGGATGACCTTAGCACCTTCTTTAAAGAAGTGTTGACCAAACTTTTCAACTTGATTCTGTAGAATAGATTGTAATGTAGTTAGTTCTCTAGCCTGAACTGGATATCCAGGCTTAAATAATACTTTTTGATACTCGTTCGTCGGATCAAAATCGTCAAAATATGGCGCTACATTTAGATTCGTTTGCTGTGGCATAATTTTTTAGAACTGCAAAATAACTTTTATGTCTTCCTTTTGATTCGACGAGCGCGTAATAGCGGGTCTATTATCTACATAAATGATATTACCAGAATGTTGCTTCACCTCTGGAGCAGCAACACCACTACTGAAATTCATCCCAAGATAATATGTACGATTATTTATCGTGGTTTTGTTATCGTTAAATGCCTGATCAATTGATAGTTGAAGTCCCACAGTAGGAATAATAGAAACATTACCCCCAGTTTCTGGACTTCCAGTAAATTCATTCAGTTCAAATCCATATTCTGGATTTACTTCTCTATTCCCATTGACATCAAAACCATGATTATTTCTGTTTTGCCATAGTTTTAAGACGCCAGTGTTTTGATCATAATTTATAACCCTACCAACAGAAGTTTTTCCAGTTCCAACTAATTGAGTTACTTCTGAATCTACATCAAATATTGCCTCACTATATCCGATTCCAGTGAGTTTTAATGCACTAACCGCACTCGCTTTATCTGAAGTTAATACTGATCCACCTGCAGATTGCGGATTCTGTACAATACCTATTCTAGCAAATTGATTTCCGGTAATAAAATCTGGATTTTCATTATCACTTTCAATTCTAGAGTACATTAAAACATTATATGCTCCAAGTTCTCTGTAGATATCTGATCCATGACCACCTTGTGGAGGAATAATTACATCAAACTGTGGTCTCGTTGTTCCTTCAGGAATACCTGCAGCGGTAAAGTTTACTGTTCCAAAAGTATAACCAGAACCCTGAGCAGATACGGATACAGATTCTACTCTAGAGTCTCCATCAATTGTTATAGAGCACTCTGCTCCAGTCCCATCACCTTCGATCGGAACATTACTATAAGTTACGTTAGCAGTTCCTAATCCAACACCGCGATTTTTAACAGTTATGATTTTGATTGATCCATCTACAGCATTATCTCTAACCAGTGAAACATCATTATCAGTTTCCCAATTTTGGGGAACTGGCATAAATTCTGTAGAATCAAATTTAATAATATCTGACGGTTTGATCGTATATAAGTATTTCCAAATATAACCATCGCCACTTGTTCCTGCTGATCTTGGTTCTAGATCAATAAAAGTAGGTTCATCCAGAGATGGTCTACCATTTGGAGTTTCTGGATTTGATCCATTCTGGAGACATAGATAAACTCTAAAATCACTGTTAATGACGTAGAAAGTAGATGAATATAAATTAGTCGAACCAGAGATGGGAGCAGTATTTGATCTACTATAGTCATGCCTGTACATGTCATAAGAACTTCCAGAAGACCAAACTCTTTTTGGTACAACTTGTCGTATATCAGTAATATTGATTCTCTTCATAGCAATCATATTATCCCAATAATCATTCTCCTGATCAAAATTATCTTTTGGTGAAGGAGGGTTCTCATTCCAAGTAGAAGAGTATTCAAACGGATTGGGCAATCCAACGAAAGAATAGTAGGAATTATTAGCATTAGCAATTCCTGCGACAAAATTCTTTGCGTTTAATATTCTAATCTGATCAGTTATGATTGCAGCCATTTTTATAGACTTTTCCTTTATTTATTAGGTATAGTTGGAAGAATTTTTAAATCTGATATATCTAGTTCTAACAAGTTTTGTAGAAGTCGATATGCCAGTATTATTATCAGTTCCTATCCCTGACATAGTTTGTGCAGGGTATGCCAAGTTCTTACTTCTTCCAGTAAGAGTAACTTTACCCCAAGAGAAATTACCAATGAATGGTGCTGTCGTAACACCAACGGTTATTCCTGCTCCTGTAGGATGACTTGTGGTATTTACGATAACTCTTGTTACTTGAGTTGAAACTCCAGCAACACTCTTACTTATGTATTGAACAGAATTTGCAACATAAACACCATCGAGATGTTCTTTGCTTACTCCAACGACTGTGGAGTTATCATCGGATAGAGATGTAATACTTGTAGTTGCGGAACCGATATTTGAATCCGTGATTGTAAAATAGTCACCTGCAGTTAATCCGCTAAGAGTAACTGCAGTTCCAACAATATTTACATCTCTAAGTTTTGAATCATATGGGATATGTAAATCAAAGATCATTTGCGTGGTTCCAGCACCAACAAATTGTGTGCCAAATCCAACTACAATACCAGAGTCTCCAATGAAAGAAACGACATTATTTTCTTCTGTTGTTAAAGTTGGTTCACCGACAATCACTGATGGAGGAGTGGTATATCCAATACCACCGTTAGTCACAGTTATTTTAGATACGGTCCCACCAACACTAATTGTTGCTGTAGCGAGTGATGTGGTGATTGTGCCTATTCCTACACCAACAGTGCTCGCTATGCTTACACCAGGGGTTGTAGAATAACCAACTCCACCATTATTTACAACTATGGAACTTATAGTCCCTGCTGCAGAAACAACCGCAGTGGCAGAAGCTCCGACTGTTACTTGTGTTGGAATGATCGTAACTTTATTTTGAATACCTCTGCGAATATTTACATCAGGATTCTCAACAAAACTATCAAACAATGGTCTCAATCTATCGACATAGATTATTTCGGTTGTGATTCCAACCTGACTAATAATATTAGCAATAGGACTAACCACTGGTTCATACAGTTCTCTATCTTTTGTGACCTCTTGACCATTTATAAGTTTATCTACAGTTTGTCTACACCATGTAATTGGTCTTTCTAACTCTTGATCATCAGTTAAACCAGGTCCAAAGTATGGATTTGTTTTGACTGCATCGATAGAAACAGTTGTATTAACTATTCTTGCATTTTGCTGAAGTAATGTACTTTGATTTTGTCCTGGATCATGATTTAAAGTAACTTCATCACCTATCTTCAGAGACTCGATTACCTCTCGATCAACAACATCCAAATCATCGCCACTTCCCTTATAGAAGATAATTTTTATATCATCACCAATTCTTGGTGGTTCACTGAATATGATTCTCGATCCACCAGGGAATCTATAAGAGTCTCCAGGAACCTGGAGAATATTATTAATGAACACAATTAAAACTTGATCAAGGTCAATATTTGAACCTTTCTTCTTATTAATGGAAACAGGATTTCCAGCTTTAATAAGTGGGAAATCTAATCTCTTACCATCTGGGTACTCACTTATATCATCAAAGTTATCAAGAACACCAACAGACCATCCTGTGAATTCATCATAATGTACTTTATCAATAGAGATTTGGAATTCATTTCCACTAAACTGTTGAGTAGTTAGTATTCCAGAGAGACCACCAGTAGGAACTGTTAATATTTCACCTTCTTGATATCCGTATCCGGTATTTTTTAACTTAAAGCTAATAATACTGGATCCTTGACCAACAACAATATCCGCAACAGCACCAACACCACTTCCAATTCCTGTTGAGGAAGAACTATAAGTTAAAGCTATTCCCGAATATGAAAGTGGATCGTCAATAACGACAAATGGTGGATTTGTTTGAGTATATCCTACTCCTGGATTAGTAATGGCAATACTAACAATATTTCCATTGTTATTGACAACAGCAGTTCCTATTGAAACAAAATTACCACTTCCTAAAGAAGATGTGCCAACACTTACATTAACTGTCTGAACACCGACTCTGTAACCAGAACCACTATTTCCTATAGAGACAGAGGATATTGTTCCAAGACCGGAGACCACTGCAGTTCCACCAGCACCTATGAGAGGTTGATATCCAAATCCTGTGGTGGATCCAACTGAGAGAATCATACCACCTCTAGGCAGAGTTGATATTCCAACGTCCCTTGTCAGATCTCTTGCAGTTCCAACAAAGGATACTGTAGTGATACCTGAAGACTCTATGAGTTCATAATTGTTTTCATTACCAACTGTTTGGAATATGTCGTTAACAAGTGCAAGTATTCCCTCATTAGCAATACCCGCAATATTTGCATTTTGAGATTTGATTGTAAAGTTATTTTTGACACCATCAAACTGTTTTGATATATCATCAATAACAACATTTTTGTAATATGGTTCATTTGAACTTTGAGGCACTCCACTTCTTGTAAATACTCTTCCTTGGAAACTACTCTGAGCATCACCTGCTGCCAATGCATTACCAAAAGGAGCATCTGCAAAATTAAGTGTGTTATCAACAATATTATAGTTACCAATGATTTTTGTAACCAAAGCACCAGTAGAAAATCCAGATAGAGGTGTACCCATCCAAGATCTACGAACTCTTACGAGATTAGTAGCACCTATTCCTATTCCTTCAATCTTAACGATTTCATTATCGATCTTAAGTAAATCTCCACCAGTGATGCCATCTAAACTACTAAGTCTAATGAGGTCATCTGTTGTCACTACGCTTTGAATCAAAGTTGTTGTGCTAGAAGTTGAAACAACTGGTGATTGAATGATATTATCAAGTGCTATCAAAACTTTTGGATTTTGATTAGTTGCTATAAACTTATGAGAGTTACCAACTCCAACCGAAGTAAATTCCAATATGTTAGGAACTGCTTTGAGTGCATCTTCAGCACTTCTTGCTAGTTGAATAGTTTCATCATCAACTTTTACAACGAATAACCCTTCATCTGGAATGAAACTTGTTGTAATCCCAGTCTCAGGGAATGTTGTTGAAGCAATTCCTATTTTGTCAGTAGTGGATAATCCAGCAGAGTTATATGTAACTCTTTCACCAGTAACAAAGAAATGATCAGGAATTGTGATTGTGTCACCAACTATTTTCACAATAGATGAATCGCTTCCATCAAATACTTTTTCAAAGACTGGACTAAATACATGCTTAATCGGGAAAGATCTCCTAACATCTCTATCAGTTCCCGTATACTTTGTGAATGATGTAGAATACGTTCCGTTGTTAAAGCTTATAAAATCTTTAGTATCATCTTCAACTCTCAAAGCATTCATATAAACATGAACGTTTACATTAATATTGGGTTCTGGGGTGAAAAGGATTTCTGTTGTTGCAGCAATACCAACACCATCTGTGACTATTCTACTTCCAAAAGTACCAAGACCACTATGAGTTCTGACATTTCCAAATTCATTATCAAAAGTTTGATTATTCAATACACCTTCAATATGGTCATCAACAACTATGTGTTCTAAGAACTCATATCTATCATTGGTGGTATCATGAAGTTGAATCAGACAGTATGATGAATCATACCTATCGACTTCTTGAGAAATGTGACTTGGATATTGACCAATGACATTTTCGGTTGGAGATCCAGAAGAAGAGATTTGAGTTATTCTAGACTCTAATCTAGCGTGCTTCATATCTACAGTTGATATTCCAGAAGAAGCAGTAGAGAGTCCAACAACAATGGTATTAACAACCGAAGTCGTTCCAATACCAACCTCTGGATGGAAGTCTACTTTAAGATTG